CTTGCGGTTCCACAAATCGTGGTACCCGGTCGACGCGAGGTCGTGCGCGTTGCTCAAGAGGTCGTAGATCGTCCCGCCGGTATTCAAGACGCCGCGGGCGGCGGCCGAGTGCTGAATGGCCTGCTGCTGCGTCTTCAGGTCGTACTGATACGTGGGGTCCGTATTCAGATCATTCGGATCGGGTGCGACGAAATTCGCGTACGAGAACTTGGGCGGCGCCTGGAAGGCCGGTGGCGGCGTGTAGGCGGGCGGCGTGAAGATCGGCGCGCCAGGGAGCGGGCCCCCGCCGGGCCCACCACCGGTCGCGGGCGGCGGCGGCGGCCCACCCGTCGGCGGCGGGGTCGGCGGCGGCGCCCCCAGTGGCGTGTTAAAGCCGCCCATCACGGTATCGAGCGCCGCTTGGTGATCCAGGCCCTCCCCACGCCGTTGCCGGTAGAGACTGATCAGATCGTTGACGGTCCACCCTTGGCCCTGGCCCTGCGCCGTGTGTTGCACGTCAGCGAGGCGGGGCGTAAAGAAGGCCGTCGCGTTCTGGAGATCCTCCGCCGTCCACGGATCCGTCTGCGGCGTGCTGGGCGCGCGAGGGTCTCTGGGCCCGTCGGTATCTTGGTCGTACATCGGTTACCTCAGAAACGCGTTGATCGAGCGCAGCTTGAAATCGGCACTCGGCGCGGGCATCCCCGCGACGCTCGGCGAGGGGAGCGCACTCGCAATCGAGCGCGAGGCCAGCGGGGACGCGCCGCGCGCATCCGGCCCCTTGCCGGCCAAGTCCTGCTCGAGCCGCCCGAGGAAATAGCCTGCGTCACCGGTCCGGATCTTGTCGTTCCAGTACGCCGCGTCGGTCAGGCCGCTGCCGCGCGCGCCGGGCGTGACGCCGTATTTCTGATAGAGCGCACTGAGGCGGGGATCGAGGTTGCCGGTTGCCGGTTGACCAGGTTGCGCAGGCGCGCCGGTTGCGTTCGGCGCCGCCGATCCCGCCGTCGTGTAGTGCGGATCAATCCCCGGCACATACGCGGGCGCGTCCGGTAGGTTGAACCCGATGGACGATCCCAGCGCGGACGCGGCATTGCGGCGGCCCATGTACTGGTCGTAATTGGCGTGGCGCGCCGCTTCGGAGTTCAGAAAATCGTTTTCGGCTTGCTGGCGCTGGAAGACTTCGGCGCGCTGCGTCGCGGCGTCCTGCACCTGGCCCGCCTGCTTCGCGGCATTCGATCCGATCTTCGCGGCGGCGATGCCGCCACCGGCGGCGGCAATGCCCGCGATGACGGCCGCCGTGCCGGTCGCGATGAAACAGTCGTCCCGCTCGCACGAGGGATTGCCGTCGTTACGCCGCCACATCAGAGACTCCTCTGGTAATGCACTTCGATCTTGTGAAACCCGAGTCGCTCATAGAACGCGCCGACCTTCTCGGAGGGCGCAATCATCTGGAACGTCGTCGCCCCTTGGGCGCGCGCCCACGCTTCCCCGGCGGCGAACAGCTGCAACGCGGCCCGGCCCCCGCGCGCCGCGGGGTCCATCCACCAGACGATTTCGGTCGCGATCGTGTCCCCATTCATCGGATGCAAATAGGTCGTGAGCGCCATCATCCCGACGAGCGCGCCGGCTTGCTCCACGACGAACACGACGCCCGCGCCGTCAATCAACGATCGCGTCAACGTCGCGAGCCGATCCGCGTCGAAGCGGATCGCGCCGGGATATTCCGTCTCGATGAAGTGCGCGCCCATCGCCGCAATCGCCGGAATGTCCTCGACCGTCGCCAGCCGGATCACGTGAGTTGCCGCACCACGACGTCGAGTGCATAGACCATCGAGGTCGCCCCCACACTCGCGTAGGTCGTCGCGTACTGCACCGGCTGCCCGCTGTCGGGCCGGATCGGGATCGTGCTCCCGTCCACCGTTGCCGTCGTATTGCCCGTCTGCGCCGCAAAGGCTTTGCTGCACGCGATCCCGCCCTGGGTCCAACTCACCGTCACCGCAATCGAGCTCGAGGTCGACGCGGCCGTGGTCACTTTCGCCGCCCAACTCACCTCGAAGGTCGCGGGCTGATTGGGCGTATAGATCGTCGTCGCGCTGATCGAGGCCGACAGCCCCGTGCGATGCGTCGACGCCACCGTGAGGACCGCCGAGAGCAGTCGCGTCACGACGAGCGAGAGCCACCGGTACCAGCGCTCGCCCATCCGCCCCGACGGATCGATGAGCGGGTCGGTCTGCGGAATCGGATCGAGCGCTTGACTCATCGATCACGCCGCCTGCTCCGCCGCCGCGTTATTCACGTAGGCGTCGAGAATGCGCAAGGGCACCGGATCGGTGATGACGACTTCGGGCACCCAGAGGCGCGGCGACCCCAGGCGATTCCAGAAACACCGCTTCGTGTACTGCCCGATCCGCCCAATCCCACACGTCCGCTCGGGTCCCCACGTCTTCCCGCCATCACTCGAGAAGTGGCCCATCACGACCGGATCGGAGCCTTGGCCGCTTTGCAGCCCGAGCCCCGCTTCAATCGCGATCTCGAAGCGACTGATCGACAACCGCTGTAAGTCGTTGACGAGCACCGGGCCGCGGCGCAGCCGCCGAATGGCCGATCCGTCGGCTTCGGTGCCAGTGGTCACATCCATCAGCGACAGCGTGCCGGTCGCCGATTCCCCGGTGATGTGTTTCGACCCGAACGCGTAGAGGTGAAACCGCGGATGCCACACGTCGTACGAACCGGTCGTGCTATTCCACGTCCCGAGCTCGGTCCACTTCCCCATCGTCAAGTCGTAGAGCCAGGTGGCATTCGCACTCGGAAAGCGGAGCACGTAGAACGTATGGCCCACCATCTGGAACAGGAAGGCTTCGGCGTCCGTGATACTCGCCGTGCGCTGATAGCCGGCGATCGCGGTATCGAGTTCCAAGGTGCTGATCGGTTTCACGCCGTAGCCTTGGGTCATCACCACGAGGCCGCCCCCGTCTTTGTTCGAGGCAAGCCAGAAGCCTTGGCCGCCGCTAAACTGCAGCGAGAAGGGCGCAATGATGCCGTAGGGAATGTTCAGGCCCGCGCGCGCGGCGAGCGGAAAGGGCGACGTCCCCGCGTCGTACCAGACATCGCCCGTGTTCGCCCCGAGCAACCAGATATCCGGCGCATTGACCGCCATCGCGACCCAGGGATCGGGCTGCGCGCTGCGTAAGGCAAATTGCGCCACGTCCCACGTCAACCCGTCGTTCAGATTCGAGAGGCGCAGTTTCCCCGTCGTTTGATTCAAGGCGAGGAAATACTCGTCAAGCATCCCGACCTGATGCGCTTCCCCGGTCAAGACTTGCGCGAACGCATTACTGCTCAGGGTGTGGATGTAGAGATTGCCGCCCGTGGCAACGGCGACTTGGCCGCCCGTCGGCCCGTTGTAGGCCAACTGCGCGACGTTCGCGTCTTGGCTGCAACTGGCGCGGCGCGTGAGCGTCGCATCGGCGAAGGGCTCGTAATAGCCGCCCCCGACGACCGTGAACGCGCGCGATCCCGTCCAGATCCCCCCGCGCCCGCCGACATCGACGAGCACGCCGAGGGAATTCGCCGCCGTGATCCACGCTTGCTGCCCGGGTGTGGGATACAAGGCGGTTTTGTGCTGGCGGCCCTCGGTGCCGATTTGCTCGACGTAGAAATTCACCGTCCGCTCGCTGGTCGCAATCGCGCTCAGGGAGGGAGAGGATCCGCCGATGAAGCCCTGGTACGACGGCATCCTAGTTGTCCGTCAGGATGTTGTAGATCCCCGACGCGGCGAGCCCCGGGACCGCCGCATCGAGTTGCAGGTCGGTCGGCCGGACGTTCGCCGCCTTCACCCGGATCGCGGAGTCGGTCGCAATCTTCGCGATGACCGCCGGGACCGGCTTGTCAAACGCCGCGGCGAGTTCCACGGTCAGATTCGATCGGAAGTAGCGCCGATACCCCCGCGGGAGACTCACCGTATCGCCCAGGGCCACTTCGCTCAGGAGACTCGGCGTGTAGATCACGCCGGTGAGCGTCGCACTCGTCGGAATGGGAAACGGCTTCAGCGTCCCCGTCGTCCCCGTCGTCGGGTCGTAATAGAACGACGTCGGATACGTCGCCTGATACGTCTTCTGCGGAATCCCTTGGTACTCGGCTTCCGTCAACACGCGCCCGAAGAGGATTTCCTGCGGCGTCGTGAGGCTCGTATCCGCGTAGCCGAGATTACTGATCGCTTGCGGGCTGACGGGTTTACTCACATTGACCGTCGAGCCCGATCCCACGGTGTAACTCGTCGT